AGGTGGGATATCGTCAATCTCATCAAAAACAATTTGTCTTGCTTCCAAGATTCGTTTTTGTCCGACAGCATTCAAGTTTGCTTTAGATGCTCTCATGAACTCTTCCAAATCTTCTTGGTTTCCATTTTTAAAACCACTAATGTAAAGTTCACGAACTTCACGCATAACAGAAGCAGTTTCTTCTGCGAATGTGACTGTATGACTCTTGAGAGGGATGGACATAGTTTTCATACATCCCATAGAAAACTTCATCGCATCTCGGGTTTCTTCGATGGACAAAGCATCCTCATCATTGGCACGGAACATATGCTGAACAACACCATTGCTACATTCAATTACTCGAAGAATAGCAATTTTGTTTTTCTCTTCATCAGATAGGTTATTAAAAATAGAATTCCAATCTTTCATTCTAAAGGTCTCACAAATTCATTACAAACAATATCTGTAGCGTGTAATACCATCTTCATATAGTCTACTGACTTTTGTGGTTCTGTATGTTCACCGCAGGTAAACACATCACATACCGCCATACCCTTCTCAGGCCATGTATGAATGCTGATGTGCGATTCAGCAAGCATGGCAACACAAGTCACTCCTTGAGGTTGAAACTTGTGTGAGTTAAGAGAGAGTAGGGTTGAATTGCACTGAACTGATGCATGATAAACTACATCTCTAATGTAGCCTTCGTCATCAATAAGTTTTGAATCACAACCCTTAAGGGTAAAAAGAATGTGTCTCATCAACCAAAGCTAGAATCGGGTTCCAGAGCGATATAATAAGTGAGGTTGTATTTTGTATTAGTAAACTGCGACAGGAGTTTGGAGGACACTACAACATCATAAGCACCAGGAATAATCTTGATGTTTTCTACCTTGAAGTTGAAAGTGAACTCTTGATCGGTTTCACCAACCACGATAGCATACTCATTAGAAGTATCATTCTTCTTGTCGCGCACCACCAACTTAATAACACCCGCTTCGCCAACGGCAGACAAGTCAGGAAGCTGATATACTGCTGCTGCCTTCACCAGTTTCTCAAGAGAGGTGCTGTCCAGTTGGAAGCAAACGTCTTGAGTGGGAAGATTGATTTCCTTATCTGGAGGGGAAACAATCACATTAGGATCTGCATAGAAGTATTTCACCCGACGCTTACCTTCTTTGATGCTCAGATAAGATTCTTCTTTGAAGTCAAGATCAGGATCCTGGTGCAAACTCAAACCATTAAGGAACTGATTCAAGTCATAGATTGCAAAGTCACGAGGAAACTCTTCTTTGATATCAGCTTCTGCAAGGATGTTCTTGGCGACAGAAATAGTGCGAAGTTTGTTGCCCTCTTTCACAAGAATAGAATTGTTGATACCCGCAAAGTTCTTCAGAATAGTCAGGGTATTGTCAGAGAGTTTCATGTTATTCATTGATTGTAGGTTTCACGGACTGCATTCTTATCGTTGAAGTTCATCAGAAGAACTGCATAATGCAGAATCTTCATGATGTCACGGCGAGCGCTTCCCTTCTTATCATAACGGGAAGCATACTTGAGGATATTACTGCGACAGAATGCCTCACCGTCGCCACACGCTTCAATCAAGTCAAGCGTTTGAATTTTTTGATCGCCTGCAGAGTAGTGTTGATTATAGGTGCTACGGATGTATTCGAGAAGTTCTTTAACGATTTCTTCTTCATTATACTTCCAAGGTGTTGCTGGCGAACTTGGAATCATGTTAGTCATATTAAAAGTAAAATTTGAATCACTCATAAGGGGAGGCAGATTTTTACCTCCCCCAATTATATCAGGTTTGATGGTACACGTCAACGGGAATCTTTTCCCCAGTGGCAGTAATATCAAAGTCAGCATCCACCTTATCATAGAGCTCAATGAATGCTTGCTTGGTTTCGTCGTCAAAACGGTTGACACAAACTTGGATTGCTTTCTCCTTGTCACCGAAGATGCTATAGGCACGGATGATGTGAACCAGGCGACGAGTAGAAATGATTTCCTCAATACCACCATCGTAGAATGTCTTACGGATGATGTCTGCCCAGTCTACAAGACGCTTACAGAAGTCGGGAGCAACAACCTTCAATTCACGAGAGACACTCTCTAGAATCTTAGTCTCTTGTGCAGGAGTGGGGTATGCCTGCTCAAGAGTCACAGGGAAACGCTCAAGAAACGCTTCATTCAGGACATTGGTGCCGATGAAGCGTCCATCGTCAGAACCCTTACCCTTGGTGTTTGCAGTAGCGATAACATTGAATCCAGCAGCAGGTTTAACCCACTTACCAATCTTCTTGAGGAAGACACCCTTACCCTCTAGAATGGACTGAAGGCAGAGGATTTTATTGGAAGCCAAGTCGATTTCGTCCAAGAGAAGGATTGCTCCTCGCTCCAGTGCTTCGATGACGGGACCGTTATGCCATGCAGTGTTCCCATCAACAAGCCTAAAACCACCGATAAGATCATCTTCATCAGTCTCAATAGTAATGTTTACCCGAATCAGTTCACGCTTGAGTTGAGCACATGCTTGCTCAACAGAGAAAGTTTTACCGTTACCAGAAAGTCCCGTAATGAAAGTAGGATAGAAAAGACGGGACTCAATAATTTTCCGAATATCACCAAAGTTACCAAACTTGACGAAGGTATCATCTTTCTCAGGAATAAGGTTTTGTTCAACGGCAAGAATAGCAGCAGGTGCCTTTACAGTCTGCTCAAGTTGCTCCCGTGCTTCTTGAATAGTCAGATTCCACTTACCACGTCCAGTTTTAAAATCAGTAAGTTTATTTGTGACAGTTTGATAATTAGCGCTGTTCATGGCGCACCAGGCACGAATATCAGCAGTAGTCACAGACTCGCCATACACTGCTTGCAGAGAAGTGCGAATGTAGTCGGCGGAGATAGTCATGATGTTTGGTTGTTCATTTCAACTGAAGTTATTATACAAGAAAAAAGGGCACCTTTCAGTGCCCAGTAGACGGTTTTAGAACTGGTTCAATCAAGATTTTCCAATTCTTTAATAAGAGATTTTTTGCTATGACGCTTGTCAAGTTCAACGCCACGCTTTCTTCCAAGTTTCTCTAGTTCATTCTTACTCAATTGCTCAAGTGCTGGCTTTTCTACAGCAGGTTCAGGAGCAGGTGCTGCTTCTACAACGGGTTCTGGTGCAGGTGCAGGTGCCTTACCTCCCAATAATTCTCCGAATCTAGACATTTTTTCTAAAGAATACTTTCTGGTATTTATCAAGCAACAAGTTCTACAAACTCACCAAGAATCTTTTTATTCATTTTCTTAGACTTAAGACTCTTAACAAATGCAGATTTAATTTGAGTCTTGGTGGCATCTTCAGCAACATCAAAATCAGAATCCTGAGCCAGAGCATTGGCAGAAATACCAAAGTAGGTAGTGTATCCAGAGGACTTAATAGAGAATGCTTTTTGCTTCCTCCATTCAGTCATGGTTTTGTCGTGCTTATCACCATAATATCCACAATAACGGCGAATAAAACTGCCAGCATCACGAGACTCAAGAACACGAATACCGATGAAATTGATGTCCTTAAAGTTATCACGAAGGTTGCGAAGCATAATATCAGTAAACTCATACCACTCACAGTCAAGGGAATAAGTCATACCAGTCTTACGGTCACGAAGGAAAGAGTTATGTCCAATGTAGTTGGTGCCCATGAAAGGTTCTTCCTCCCAACGACGTTGGACTTCACGGTGATACTTAGGCATTGCTGCCTCACCATCGGTTAAGATGACACACTGAACTTTCTGGAGTTTGTTTTCCTTTTGGAACTTAGGAAGAATTTGATGGAGAGCAACAAGAGTTTCATTCAGAGGGGTGCCAGAAAGGCTCAAACCATAGGGAATGTTGTATCGGGTATAGCAGTTATAACGGAAAGCAGTAGCAAGACGGAAGATATTCTTCATTTGTTCTTCCAGTGTCTTACCATTAGTCTTGCTGGTGAGCATATTCATCAGAGAGAACCACTCACCTACCTGAACCAAACCGTCTTTTTTAGTATAGGCAAGTTCACGGATAGTTGCCTTACCATCTTCACTATAAGAAACCAGAGGATAGTCGCTGGTGAAGGCATAAACGTCAAACGGGATAGCAACTTTCTTACAGAACCACACGAGGTTGAAGAGTTGTTTAACAGTATCTAACATCACATCACCCATAGAACCACTCCAGTCCAAGATGAAAACCAGTCCATGATTCTTACCATCGGCAAGAGTGGTAACTTTTTTGAAAATATCTTCGTTGTATTTGTAGGTATGAAGTTTGGAACAGTCAAGAACACCAGTGCGAGAAGTAGAAGCACGAGCATATGAATCTGCTGCCTTACGGCACTCAAACTCTTTCACAAGGTAGTTGACTTCTTTCTGTGCTGAACGCTTAAACTCTACAAATTTCTTATCAACCTCACCAAAGATTTGTTCTGCAGTATATTCAGTCTCCTCTAGCCAAGAACCCCAGTATTCTTTACACTTATCATGAATCTCAGAGTTAGGAACAATAATTTTGTTCAAGTCAAGTTTGGGAAGTTCAAGATAGACATTCTCAATGCCGTTGTTCTCAACCAGTTGCCGAAGTGCTTCTTCAAGTGACTCCATAGTCTTGACTTCTGGTTCTTCATTGGTTCCACCACCAGAAGAAGTAGGTTGCTGCTCACCTTCAGCAGTGCCCTCGGAAGAATCAGTTTCACTAGATTGCTCCTGCTGCTCATTCTCACCCTCAGGTTGATCAGAGAAGTCAGAAGCACCTTGATTAGAACCAGAAGACTGAGACTCAAGATTATCCATCTGAGTCTTGGTTTCCTCTTGCTGTTTTTCCTTACAGAACCTATAAAGTTTCCAAGCAGCAGCAAGAACATCGACAAAGGTTTCAGTCTCTCCAATCAGAGAGACAAGTTCTTTCTCATCATCCTCAAAGGGAATATTTTCAAAGTTACCAATCTTGTAATAGAGGTTGACTTTATCGGCAAGATTATAAGTGCTGAGATCATCATCAGCAATCTGGAAGAAATCTTCTTGTGCAAGTTCTTCATACCCCCGATAGAAAGTTTTAGACAACCCAGCATAGCGACGCTTCATCAGTTTCTCAATGCGAACGTCCTCAACCACATTCACAAACTGTGGTGGAATCTTGTGTGTCTTCAACCAATCCTCATCAGGGGTATAGAGAGCATGTCCAACCTCGTGCCCAACAAGCAAGTCATAAACGGTGCTACTTGCTTTCTCCCACATAGGAAGAGTAAGGACACGAGTATGGACATTGAAGCAAGCGGTTTCAACCTTCTTGTGCTCCACCACCAAATCTTCAGTGGCAAGCAGCTTAGCTAGTTGAGACTTGATTTCGTGGCGGACAGTCATAGTCATTCGTT